AGCTTGATACTCTTCTTGTAGTTTTCCTAGCTCTCCTTTTAGCATAAAGCCCTCAATAATAGGTCCGATAATAGGTATTCTAGCAAATTTTCCCAGTACCTTCATTATACCCCCGCCGCCTTTTACCATTCCACCGATAAATTTACCTAGTCTCGCTTTAAGCGGGCCTACTACTTTTTTCTTTAACCACTCTTTACCCGCCTTTATCTTATCACCTATAAACTGAACACCAGCTCTCGCTTTGTCACCTACATACCTAACAGCCTGTCCACCTAACTTTACGGCCTGTCTCCCCTTCTTTACTGCAAAATCTTTTACAGCTACAGCGCCTTTTGCAACTTGCTGTACTTTTTTAGCTCCCCAATCTTTTACAGCTTTCGCTTTACCGCCTAACCAGTTCCCGAACCTCTGCAGTGCACTAGGAGGCTTCCTTGGTTTAGGTGCCTTTGATGCAGCTCCTGGCTTAGGGATCTTTCCACCGGTAACAGAAGACAAAGCGCTTTGCGCAGTTCTTCCAACAGCATTTAAACCGCTTTGAAGAGCATTTTTTGCAGCAGATAACACATTTCCTGCTGCTGATACACCCCTACTAATAGCGCCAGTAAACCCTTTCCAGAATGACGATCCTTTAAACTTCGACCATAAGCCACTCATGAAGCTGCCTACGCCTTTAAAACCGGCTTTAATTGCTCCCCATGCAGCTTTACCCACACCTTTAAGAGCACCCCAAATCTTACTACCAGCCCATTTTATACCCTTCCATACCCATCCACGGAGCATCTTTAGTAAACCTCCTTTACCGCCAAGGCCTAACACACCCAAGAGACCGCCTATCCAATCCAAAAGACCACCGCCCTCTTTTTCACCCTCTTCCTTATTTAATTTTGCCTTTTCTTTCCCCGCCTTCTGTTTAGCGCCCGCTACAACTGTTTTTGGTTTCGTATCCTTTTCGTATTTCTTTTTTTGCGTGAACCACTCCTTAACAAAGATGGTCATCTTATTTTTAAGACGTGTTTTCTCAGTACCAAGTAAATTAGGTTTTACTTTTTCCTTCTTCTTAACACCATATAGAGAGGAATTGGTAACATTTTTACCAATACTATCTACTGCATCATAATCAGATGCAGCTTTACTTTCTGACTCTTGCATGGAGCCTATTTTCTCCATAGCATCGGTCAGAGCAACTATATCGCCTTCTGCCACCTAAATATTTAATCGCTCGCTGAAGTATCGAAAAATTCTGCATCGATCTCGAGCTCAGTTTCATCAACTGTAAGAACATCGGTATTGTACTTATTTACGGTTTCAATATAGTCGGAAATCTTAGTATAAACACTCAAAGGAAGCTTTTCAACAAGCTTCACACGCTCGTGAATTCGAATATCATCTAAATCAATTACATCGTCATCAACCTGTATTGTATCAATGTGTTTAAGTATCTCGTAAATATACAGTTTTCCAATACCCTCTTTAAGTACCTCGAGATCAGTATTAATTTCCTGCTCACACTTATTAAGTAACATGTTTTCTTCTCTTAGAGTAGGTATTTTAAGAGTAAGCTTTAGAGGTCCTTTTTTAATTGTATCTTTATCCTTAATCTCTAAAGGAATATTCTTAATGTTATCAAGAATACCTTGCAGTTCAATCTTCCCGGCTTTATTACCTAATGCATTCTTTCTTAGTGCGACAATGAAAGGTAGTTTATCATATAATTTTAAATCACTTAACCCAGAGTTTTCAATGATAATTTTATTGAGTGTTCTGTTAAAATCTAACGTACCTTTAAGCCCATCCAAAGCAGAAGAAATAAGATCTTTCTGTTGTTTTAAGTTTAAGGGTTTGGTAGGTACTTTCTTTTTTAAGGATGGAACATAAATTTCGATAGTTTCATCATGAAGCTTATCTAATTTGTTTAAAAAAGAAGAAACATTTTTACTCATAACAATATTTAGCTAGCATTCTGTTTTTGCAAGTCTTCGTTTTGTTTCTCAATTTCATCTGCATATAGCTTATAATAATCATTGAGTTCCAGATAGGTACTATTTATAAGAAACGATACATCAGGTATTCGCTTACTTAAAACAAATAGCATTTCTCTATAGTCAGTATCTTGTATACAATCGAATAACTTAACAATAAATGCTGAAAAAGAACCATCGAGCATATTAAGTACAATTTTATCTATTTCCATACTTTCTTTACCTTCATATACTAATATGTTAAAATGTGAGCTGTTCTTTTGTATAAAGGTTTCAAGATGACCAAAAATAGTATCAGGTAACCGACTTATAATTTTGTTGTATTCCTGTTTAGATAAAGATGAAATTGACACCTTTTCATTATCAATCTCTAAGCTTTCTATAAGAGAAAATATAAAATCAGTATCTCCTACGTAAAACCTTGATGGGTAATTTAAAACGCATTTTATTCCATCTACGTCTATCTCTTCTCTTATATCGTCAAACGCGCCTATATTCTTTTTAAAGACATGTAAATCTATATTAACTTTTCCCTTTTTAGATCCGATAGCAACTTGATCTCCTATACACTTCTCTCTTAATATAAAGAAAGCAAATAACTTTTCTACTACCGTTAGTCCTTTAGTTAAAATAAACGATTCTAAAAAGTCTATTGTATTAGACAAAGATGAATCATTATACAAAGCCATCTTTCTCAGATCTTTATATAATATTTCACTTACAACAACTTCCTTTTTATTAGGAAGGGTAAAGGAGAGGTCCATACTATTAATTATAGCGTAGAATTAATTATCAAATCTAACTGCTTACCCTCCGCGGCCGAATCGAGTTGCAATTCGTAATCTTTCTTGTCTTCGCTGCGCACCTCTCGCGTAGGCAGCCGCAACCAGATCATCTCCGCTAGGACCCAGCTCACTTCCGCTAGTACCCGTAACGTCTAAGGGCAACAGTCTTTCTGCCGTTGTATTATTAACACCCGGTGTTGAGGTTCGTAATGGCTCGTAATTCTTAAACGCAAAAGTTACGCTCTTTTCCATAAACGACTCATTATCATAATCGATAGTGTATCCTTCAATATTTGTAGGAAAAACATCTTTAAATATATAACCTTTACGAATTTCGCCTTTATTATTATACTGTCTTAAGACTACATTTGGACATAATAACCCTCTATTAATTAGACCATCTATTCCTATTGCTATCATCCATGGCCTAAAGAAGGTATGTTCTAGATCATCATCTGTATCAAAAATATTTACACCTAATGTTCTAGTTAAAAATCCTTGTCTCTTTTCTACACCAAATGCTGGTAAAAATCCACCCTTGTTTATATCAGCGCCTGCTTCTAGAAATTCTGTTGTTTCACCTGGTACAGCAACCTCTCGCGCTACTAGCATGTTACCGTTTGATACGAATTGTTCAGGTGTGTTTTCTACTCTCCACGCTTCACCGGCCTTTATTAATGCTTGGTCGACTTGACCTTTTACAGACGCAGCGTTTTCAAACTCTATCTTCCAAAGAGATGGTAGAGAGAGATAAAACTTCGGCGGGCCACCGATGCCAAAGTTGCTAAGAAAATCGTATTGCTCTCGTGCCATTTATAATATTTAATCAGTAAAACCGATTAAACATATAACTTAGCTAAAATCTCTATAAAAATGATAAGCAAACGTAGTAGAGAAGTTTAGAATAGCTCCTTCACCTTCAGCAATGGAGTATTCAATGTCTCCGATCTCTCTAATTGATGCACCAACAAGCTCAACGTTTCTAACATCGTTCAGACCTTTATCAATTTGAACTAAGTTAATTACTGACTCTTCACCAGGCATTCCATACGCTCCAAGAGATGTTTCATTGTTAAATACTGCTCTTGAAGCTGCTTCCATCTTGGTTCTAAGTTCGCAATCTTCATCATGATAGAATTCAATTGAATAACCTTCAGCGTTAGCGTATGTCGATCTTCCCGGCACTTGAAACTGTTGACCAAAATAGTTAACTGTTTGGTTAGTTATGTTTCTACCTGGTAATGATGCCGTCCTAGCGTACACTAAGTCATCCTCCCCGTTAAAACTAATTCCACCAATCAAGTCTATTTGCCTGACTCGAAAGAGGAAGTCACGAGAAAATTGCTTCGCTGCAGCTCTAGTAAAGAAGTTCTGAATAGTTGTTGCCATAATATTATTTAATTGTTTGTTTCATTAACCACCGATTAATTCTTCAAAATTAGCATCTGTTCTTGTTGCATAGAAGTTAACTAAGATAAACTCTGCGGTTCTTGTTGGTTTAATGTAAATATCAACCACCAACTCATTAGCATCGATAACTGCTGGTGTGTTGTTTCTTTCATCACACACAATCAAGTAATCGTATAATCCTTCATTGTTCTTAGCCCTCTCAAAGATTGGGGTAAGTGTGTTAACAATTCTGGTTCTAGTAAACTCTGTATTCTGTTCAAATACGAAGAATCTAGAAACTTTCTTAGTCGGTCTTTCTAAGCTTAAGAACAGCCTTCTAACATTAATTCTGTCGAATGCGCTCGATTTCTTTGAAAGTGTCTTTTGTCCAAATACCACTAACCCTTGATTCGGGAAGTTTGCTACCGGGTTAATGTTAGCTTTATAAAGCTCGTCTCTCTGCTTCTGATTCGGATTAACCGCAATATCATTTGCAAATGTTACAAGCCCTCTAGTAAAGCCAGCTGGCGCAAACCATGGGAAGGT